ATAACAACAATAATATCTTTCTTTGCTTTACCATCGTAAGACTCATTACAAATAACAGTTTTAGCTCTTAAATCCTCAAAGTCATTGTTACTAGCAAAAGCAGACAACTTTGCAAATATTAAATTTTCTATATGTGATCTTATGTGTTCATGTTCTATTGTCATATCTCTTTTGCTCCTGTTATCTTTTTAATCATTTCTATTGCATTAGGCACTGTTTTAAAGTTTAAGGCTTCATGTGGTCCTCGTGCAGTTCTCCTATTTCCTGATGTATCGTATCCCATTGCAAATGCACTATAATCTACGTTTGCTGACATTACGATTTTGTATCCGTTATTAATACGTTCACATAGAAAACCTGCTACCATAGCACCTTTTGAATATGGATGTGGCTCATTACCTCCTGTTGGTCTAGGCATTTGAGCTGCGAGTTGCCAATAAAGTAATGTATATACTCTTTCAACCTCTGTTTGAATGCTATCTCCATTCATCATTATCACATCCTATCATTGTGATATATGTCTTTTTTCTTGGTCGCATTGAATTACGTTTCATTCTGCCATCATCTTTAATAACGATGTAATCAACACGCCATACAGACTTATCTTTAAGGCTTACTATTAGATAGTCATTTTTAATTGTTACCATTGCATTGGTTTCAATTGTAAGTCTATTTAAAGGATTATTAACAACACCACCATGCACCTCATTAAAGGTTTGAAAATCAATGCTATCTTTAGCATAGAATCTAACGCCATTATTGATGTTGTATTCTAGATAATCCCTACACTCATTATCGGTAGCAAAAACAATATATGGATCGGTCATATCACTATTAGAATATCCTAATTGCATAACTAACCCCTCCTTATATTTGCTAAACCACCCATGCGAAACTCTCTTAATGCAGCCTCACTCATTTTTATTCTGTTAAGCTCTGCAAGAGTTATGATTTGCCCTGTTTCAACGAATTTTTCTGCAACACTTAAGTTGCCATAAGTTAATATGTGTTCTATTTGCAATATAACGCCCTTTTTAAAGCGTTTATATTGATTTCCTGCTTGTATTAAACCATCAAATGCATAATTGTCTAATAAGTAGTTATTACACCAATTTTCTATTGCACCAATAAATCTATAAATTGGACTATCTCCATAGTCATTTACAGAACGAGCTGTTAGTTCTACATCTAGGTCAACACCTGAATAATTAAGGTAATCCTCTTTTGTAACTAACGTGTCATCTGTAGATGAAAGTGTAAATCTATCAGTATCATAGTAAATTGAATCCTATGCATAATATGTTTTATTTGTTTCTGTTTCAGATAATATATTCCAACCGAACATATTACACCTCCTTAAATAAAAAAATAAAGGGAGCAATTACGCTCCCTTATTAATTTTCAAAAGACTAGGCGATTACGATACCACGTAATACTGCTGCTGTCTTTGTGTTCTTTAATGCAACACCACCGATTAATTCAACATCGCCTGTATGTACAGCCTTTGCTTCATTAAAGTTAGGTAGGTGTGTTTCAAGACCAATTGATCCACCTTCAGGTGTAACACCACAGAACGCATCAAGACCAATTCTTACTGCATATAAGTCTGTTGAGTTTGCAGCACCAACTAAAATATAATAATCAGTTGATGATGAATATGAGCCACTTGATACCTTTGTATATGTACCACTTGATTCAGTATATAGATAACCATCTGCAGATGCAGCAAATGATCCATTATTTGTAAATGTAGATGATGTAACAGTTACCTTTCTATATTCAGCAGTTGATCTTACAGGAATAACATCTACTGTGTTAGTTCCATTATAGTATTGTTGTAAGTCTACTAATTCAATACCATCGTATTTAACTACGCTGTTACCAAATGCATCGATAGTTCTATCATAGAAACCTAACTTGTGTGCTATTGTAGTCATCTTTGTGATTAATCTAGAGTTTGCCATAATCATAGTAGGTTTGCCATCTGCAATTGAATATAAAGCATTTCTTAAAGCCTCATCGAACTTTAATGCTTTTGCTTCATCAATTGAAGCTAATGTAATAGAGCCACAATTAATTTCGTTTTCTGTTCCTGCTAATAGTTTTGATAAACCATCAAATTCAGGATCAGTTGATGAATCATCATATACACCATTAATTGCTAGATATTGATATCTTGCAGCTGTAGCCTTTGCCTTTTGCTCGTTTTGGAATGCTACCTCTTGGATTTTTCCATTTTGAGTACGAACTAAAGCTCGGTCAATTTGATAAGATCCACCCATAATTGTTAATGTAGTAGTCTTTGTTGTACGCTTTGCTTCTTGTGGTGTGTACTCTGCATTAATAACTCTACCAGATGCTGATGCAGGTGTTAATAGTTGAGTATAACCATATACAAATGTAGATCCACCAGTGCCTGGACTTATTGCATCATCAAATACTAATGCGTCCATAAATCTTGAATTTCTTTGAATTGTTTCAATAACTTTTTGGTCGATTTTGTTAGCCATGCCGACCTTTGCTTCTGCTAATGTAATAGCCATTTTTTAATTACCTTTTTTAACCTTTCTTTTTCTTTTATTTTTTTTCTGTGTAATAATCTTTCACTGCGTCTTGCATTGAAAAATCATTTTTAATATCTTTGACTCCTTGCTCACTATCAGTGCCACCAATAGTTACTTTTTTCTTTTCTTGGTTTCCACCCTTATCCTTATCATCCTTTGTGGCTTTGATAAATGATGGATGTGCTTTTACGTAATCAGCTAGGTCTTTGTCGAAATCTTGTGAGTCTTTAAGTTTAGAATCAATCAAATTGAATAAGTCCTCATCATCGACATTTAAATTTGCTTTTTCATATTTTGACCTTCTCTCTGCTTTTGCACCCTTACCTTTTTCTGCTTCAAGTTCGTCAACGATTTTTTGATGATCCTCTGGCTTGATATAACCCTTATACTTTGCCTCTACTTCATCTTTAGTAGTTTTCTTTGCATTATCAATTTCAGCACCTTTTTCGGCATTGAAAGCATTTAATAATGCATTTACTATTCCTTTATTAGGAGCTTCAATACCTAAATCAGTATAAATAGTATTAATTTGTTCTCTTGTCATTATTTTCCTTTCTTAACGAGTTCTTTTTATACGTGCTTACTCTAGCCACTTATTTTTTTTGACAATATCCAATTTTTAACGTTACATGGATTTAACAATAATTACATTTCTTTAACGCTGTAATGCTTCAGCAATAAAAAAAGGACTCGCAAGTCCTTAATTAACTATTTTTTTATTTGGTGTTTGGATTCCTCCTTATTATCAGATTCATCTTGTGAATAAATACCTATGACTAGAGGAATAACAATTATTACAAAAGCAATAACACCGATTACTTCCCACAAGCATTATCACGCTCCTCAATGCACAATAAAAGCACTCTTACTTGAGTGCTTAATTCTTTTTATTACATTTCTTTTACATATTGAAGTATCTCTTCGTATGTTTTGCCATCCATTACGCCAGAATCTAAAATAGCATGAGCTAAATCCTCATCAATTTCCTGTTCGGTTTTATTGCTAGGCTTCAAATCCTGTAATTTATCTAATTCAGTATCATCCACACCTAAATATATGTCTCTTTCTTTGCTCATACTATTTCACCTCCATAAACTTAAAATCAAACATTTCTGTTAATTTGTTTATAACAAATGCCTGTAGTTCATTTTCATTATAACCCTTACCTAATGCTTTATCAACCAGATTGTTTAGTATCTTATTCTCTATTTCTTTTTTAGGTTTTGTGTAAACATACACTTTACCACTATGAGTTATAACCATACCTTTTTCTTGCTTTCGATGATACAATGCATTTATATCATCTATGCTTGGAGGTAGTGAAGCTGGGTGGTTGTGAATGCAAATAACATTTTTTGAATCGCTACTTATAAAATTCAAATCCTCTTGTGTCAATTCAACCCTAGATGGAACATTAGAAGTATTATTGATTCTTATTTCATGAGTTTTTAAGTTATACATAATCATATCTTCTCCATTTGTTCCACTTCGATGACTTAACATATCTTTTATGTCACGATAAAGTTTTCTTTTGTCCTTTAAATTACAATCTAATGCTTTAAAAATTTTATCATTAAAACTACGTGATTTAATTTTGTTAAAATCTACTGCGTATTTTGGAGAACTTACAATTCTATCCGTTTTATTTTTTTCATTTTCAGATATAAAATTCTTACCACTAACACCAAAGTCAACCCTATTTCTACCAGACTCACGCATGTAAGAACGTTCTAGATTACTATATTGCTTTACTAGGCTACGCTGTTCTGCTTGGTATCTCCTAACGTTAGCCTCGCCTATTTTAATCTTGGTTTGAAGCTCTTTATAGTTTTCAGGTTTAAGATGTAATTCCAATTCGTTTTTAGTAATCTGTTCTTTTTCAGCACGTATCTTACGCTCGTTTAATCTTTGTTGCTGCAAAGCCTTATACTTTTCAGGTTGATACTTGCCATTAAAATTAAGATTCATTTTGTCTCTTAAATTTGATAGTTCCTTTTCATTTTTTGCACCTAGCACCGAGTCAATATCTACATATTGAAAGTAGTGTCTGCAATTAGGTCTTGTTGTTAAAAACGGCTTATTTTCTGTTACATCTTTAACATTTTTGACATCATGTTCTTTTATATAAGCGTCTATCTCATCAATTCTATCTTTTGGTGCGATAGCCTCCCAATTATCAGCATGGTATATTTTGCCCTGATACTCGACATGATCTTTTGCACAGTCTCCAAAAAAAGCACAAACATAAAAGACAACACCATTCGCATCTCCTGCCTTTATCATATTATCTGCTATTTCTTTTTGGATGTCTGTTCTAGTTTTCATCTCCCAATAGGACTCGAATTTATATTCCCTTTCGTTTTTATAAATAACACCAATTTTTAAATTAGAATTAAGATGTTTTTGCAGTTGATCCTTTAGTTCACTTGGTGTTTTAACTTTCAGGAACACATTATCAAGTGTCTTTCTATAAGTCTGAACTGCACTCTTTTGTAAGAAAAGCATACCTTTATCTATTTCTTTTGTCATCCTGTTGGTTTGTTTTGTTGTCAGGTTGACCGTATTATCGTTTTTAAGGGCGTTTTTAACGCTTTTTCTTGCTTCATCGATTAATTTGTTGGCTCTTAATTTAAAGCTCTCAAATTGGGCATTTTGACCGATTTTATATCTTGTTACAGAATTTGTATCGCTACCACTTATAAGACTTGTAATAATGCCATTTTGAAGCATTGTTCTTAAATCAAGTAGTTTTAAACCGATGTTGTTAGAAATGATTAAACCATTATCTTTGACTTGGATGTGAGTTAATTCTTTTTTGATTTTGTCTTTTGCCATTACTCATCATCCTCGTCCTCGTTTTCTGTATCTTGGTTATCTGATTCATCACTAAAGCCTGACATATCCATTTGTGCTGCTTGTTGGTTTTGGTTTATATAATCAATTAACTCATTTTTGTATTTGTAATTCTCTCCAAATACTAGATCAACAAACATTTCAGGTGTTATAACGTGTGCTTGTAAACTTAAAGTGTATTTATCAAGCAATAATCCATTTTCCTGGACGAATTGAATTGAATCCTCTAGATTCTCATCGTACCAATGTGAACGGAACTCTGCAATTGACATAACACCTGCATTTACCTCGTTTAATTCAGCTTGTTTCTTTGATGTCGTATCCTCAACGATGTTATCATCATAAACAACCACGATATCGGTTTTCTTTTTAATGTCAATTTTAGGTTTAGATGTAAAATTATTATTCATGTGTGCTATTGCCATAACAAGTTGTCTGAACTTGGCTGTTGCAAAATTCTCTTGCTTTACAACATTTCTATAAAGTTCAGTTTGTTTAGCAATAACACCTGTTGCTGTTTGGATAGGTCTACCTCCACCACCATCAAATTCAAATTGTGTTTGACCTAAACCACATAGCATTGCTGCACAATTTAGATTTGTATTGATGTATTTAGTCAATGCATCTATTCTTAAATCTCCATTAACCTCTTGAATTTTAGTTTGTGCATCTGTTCCTTCAGGTACAAACATTACTGATTCATCATCCTCATCAAAAGGTACTGTATTACCTTTTGCATCAACCACTGTCATGTCGGTTGTGATGAACTTAATCTTTTGACTTAATTTAACCTCTTTGTAGTAGGCTGTATAACCTAGATCAAGATGTTTAAAAGTATCCATAGCTGTTGAGAATATTGAAGCACCGATACATTTATCTATTTCATCCTCTTCTGTTACGTTAGGCTGCCATACTTGGAATAAAGGTATATTCTTATTCGCACCTGTAGGAATATCAGTGTATTTATCAAAATCAAAAGTATATTGATTATTATTTCCTTTAGCTGTAAATATTGCAATGTGGTATTCATCGTTTAAAAGATAGTGAACTGTCATTCTTGCTCCACCTGTAAAGAACGAAAAGAAAGCACACTCTGTTACCTCTCCATCCTCAACAGTTATAGGCACTACCCTACGCCCTGCTATCATTTTAATTTTAATTTCTGTATCTTTAGCAGGTGTAATGTTTCCTTCCTCATCTATCTCGGCATCTGTTTCGACTGCTGTTGCACCGATACCTAAACCCATAAACATTTCACAAAAGTTGTTAAAACGACCAAATAGGTTATTGTTAATAAAAACCTCTTGTAGTCTTTCATTTGCTTTTTCTTTTGGAATTGTTATTGATGTGTCCTCGTTTGCATAATTGTTAGCCCACGTTCTACATAGGTATCTTGGCAGGTTTAAAGTCTTTAACTTTGCATCTTTATATTCTCCTTTTGGTAGCCTATATTTGTAATCTAACCAGTCAGGAACACCACGCCATACATCATAATACGTTTCGATGTTTGGATTTCTACCATGCACATATATTGACTCTACATTTTCATTTTTTAATTTTGCTACTGCCGTTTTTACATAAGATTCATAATCACTCATTTATTCTAACCTCCTAACCTAGCAATAATGATTTTATAATCAGGCTCGATAGAGTATTCTGTCGCATCGCATGTATCGATATCGGTTGATCCATCATCGAGTCTCTCTTCCTCGTGTCCCTGTTTTGAATTCCATACTGCTGTTTGGTAGGCTGCAATTGCAGTTTTAGCACCCATTAAAAAGTAAAGTTTATTCAAACCGAACATTCTAGTTAATAATTCTATTCTTTGTTTTATTTCCATCTTTCTAGCATTCACAATGCTTATACCTATATTGTTTCTTTGCAATGCTATTTTTAAACCTCTGATTAGTACTTGTTCTGCACTATCAGCAAAAACCATAAAAAAACCACGCATTCTATTACGTGGGTTTAAATCATACTTACTATATTTTTCCATTACCATTTTTACAAAAGTAATGAACTCTTTATCCAATTCCTCTGGAGATGTTGTTCCTTCTATTCTTTTGCTTTCTAAAACTATTGTTGTGTAATCTAAACAGAAGCCTGTCGCAACAAAAGTATGTGATGATCCATTTCCACCAAAGTCGACACCGATATTGATGTGACTAAACTTTGTGCTTTCTGGTAACGCTGCAAGTATATACTCGTTAGGGTTATCTGCAAATCGACGGAATATTATACCTTCAGCACGTGTCCACTTTCCTTCGATGAAACGATCGTAGTATATTGTTCCTGCATATTCTTTGCAAAGGTTATCCACGAACTCTTTAGGAAGGAACGGATTATCAAATATTGTGTAATGCTGCACATATTTGTCTAGGTTTTCATCATCAATAAAAGCCTTTAACCAATGGTTGGGATCCTCTGGGTTACACGATCCATCGAATCTTGAATACGCCTTATCAAGACGTGATTTAAGCATAATGAATACTTCCTCGTTCCACTTTGCCACTTCATCGCCATAACAGTACTTAATTGAAGCACCCTGAATCTTGGCTACTTGTGATATTTTTTCAGCACCAAGACAATATACTTCCTCTCCTGCTATCATAGCGATGTTATTCGAATTAATGTTTCCAACAAGAGCCTCTGTATAAATCTCTCTCATTGGTTTTAATACGTTACGCTCTATGGTTGACTTTGAAACACCCAAGATAACGTTTAAACCATCAAGTCCAGCTCTTGACCTAATTTCAGATATGATTTGATAGGCTATATCCTCATAGGATTTACCTGAACGCACAGCACCGATTTTAAAATTCCAACGTGAATGAGCTTTTCTTATAAACTCGTTTTGTTTACTGCTTAAGCATAGTCCCATTAGTTATCATCCTCGTACGCTGCTTTGTTTAAACCACCTAAAATATTGTCAAGTCTATCAAGTGCTGATGTATCTACTGTCTTTTGGTTTACCTCTCCTGATAAATCTAAAATTAACTGCATGGCTTTAAGGTTTCCGTTCATAGCCATTTGAGTTAACTTTAGAAGCATTTGTGTTTGAACTGTTGTGTTTTTACCTGCAAAGTCCGAGAGAGCCTTTGCTTTGTCAACAGATAAAAGTTTCTGCACCTCTTTGCCAATGCTTTTTTTGACAGGAAGAGATAACAGAATTGTCAACTCTTCCTTCATTGACTTTCTTGCTCGTGCTTGTTTAGCTCGTGCTATACCACCCTTACTTCTATCTTGGAACTTCTGTTCAGGCGTTCTGTTTGTTAAGTTTTCAGGGTTGGGCATAAGATCACCTCGCTTTTAAAATAAACCCCATTCTGCGAATTTCTCAAATCCACCAACTTGGTTTATATAATTTCTTGCAATTTCAACTATCTCACTATAAGGCTTTCCATCTATTCTTGTGTCTCCAATTGCACATGATAATTCGACAGGTTGGTTTGTCTCTTGTGCTTTTAGAAAAGCATAAATGTTAACAGATACGTCAGCCTTTGATAGGTCTTTACCATGCAAGCCTCCACCTGTTACTGAACGTGCCATATCAGAGCCTAGCTTTCTATTTGTCGCTCCTGAATCGACATCTGTTCCACCTGTCCACTCTCCTAACGGATTAATTGTTGCAAATGGATACATATCAAACAAGTCATCGTTTGAAGCATTGCTTTGACAAATAATAAGTTTATTTCCATTTAGGATGTATTTTCCATCTGATGGGAATTTAGCATATATTGTTCTTGCTATTTCTGATAACTTTTTATCCTCGTCAGTTAGTGGCATACCTTTAAATATGCCGTTGTCTCCACATTTAAAGCCTTTATTTTGGTTTTTTGCTAGGTGGACGTCCTGATTTCCAGACATTAAATCTAACTCGATATTATCGCCTGCAATTCGCTTTACAATTGGTTTTATTTCATCACAACTAAACCACTCACTTGATTCGATTATAATGTGACAAACTCGATGTCCAATTAAAACCTCGACTGCAACTTTAGGATCATATCCGTTCTTTTTATATGCTAGGTCAACTATTGCACCTGCTATTCTATCAGCCACTTTGTCAGGGTGGCATGGATTTACTTTTTCTATCATTTATTAATTCTCCTTATTTTCTATAATCCATAATTCATTTAATTTTGAATCTAAATACTTTCTTGCTGCTTTTATGTTATGCATTTTATATGAGCCACAGTTTACCTCTGTTGGCTTTGGTATCTTTGCACTTGGACTCTTTCTTAATGCTTCTTGAATTTTATTAATTGCATTAGCACAGTTAAAAAAAGTAAAATAAAAACCTGTCTTACAACCCATAGGTGACAGGTCTATCATATCGTCCATAAAAACCTCTTTAAAAGCTGTGGCAAGTAAATGCTCCATTGAATGCATAACTGCATCATCTATTGTTTTAGTGTTTGGTGTTTCAAATCTTATATCGACCTTTTCAACAACTACACCGTTCTTTATGTATTCATCTGCAAGTCTAATGCATGGTGCTTTTAGTTTTGTGTGGTCTATTTCAAAAGACTTAACCATTTATTAACACTGCCTTTCTGCCTGTGAAGTTCTCCCAACGCTCAACGATAGCGTCGACATATCTTGGATCAAGTTCCATAGAATAAGCAACACGTCCATCTTGTTCACAAGCCATTATTGTTGTTCCTGATCCACCGAATAAATCTAAAACAACATCATCTTGCTTTGTATTGTTTCTGATTTCATAATCAAATAAAGCAATTGGTTTCATTGTTGGGTGGATGTCGTTTTTCTTTGGTTTATCAAAATTTAAAATTGTTGTTTGCTTTCTATCTGATGCCCACAAATGTGAGCCTTCCTTCCAACCATATAAGCATGGCTCATGTTGAGTTTGATAATCTTTCATTCCTAATACTAATGAACTCTTAACCCATATTAAAAATTGTCTTACTTTCCAATTTACATTTTTGCAAGCTTTAATAAAATTATATGTCTCTACATCAGCATGCCAAATATAGAATACTGCACCTGATTTCATTACATCGTTAGCACAATTAAATGCATCAGTTAGAAATTTGCAGAACTCTTCCCCTTCCTCAAACTTGTCGTTTTGGATTTTCATTCCGTTACTACCCTCGTAATCAACATTATAAGGTGGATCTGTTATCAGAAGGTCAGCCTTTACACCGTTCATTAGTTTTTCAACATCCTCTAACTTTGTCGAGTCGCCACACATTAAAGTATGTTTTCCAAGTTTATAGATGTCTCCAGGTTTACTCTTTGCAACTTCAGGTATATCAGGAACGTCATCCTCTAGGATTTCAATGTTTTCTCCTAAAAGCTCGAATCCGAACTGCTCCATATCCATAGTTATGTCTGCTAGTTCCTCGCCTAGTAGTTTAAAATCCCACTCGGCTTTTTCTGCTACTTTGTTATCAGCTAAACGGAACGCCTTTATTTGTTCTGGTGTTAAGTCATCAGCTTTAATGCATGGAACTTGTTCTAATCCTAGTTTTTTAGCAGCTAAAAATCTTGTGTGACCTGCAACAATGATGTTATCTTTGTCGATGATGATAGGCACTTTAAATCCGAACTCACGAATTGATGCTGCGACTCCATCTACTGCATCTTTATTGTTTCTAGGATTCTTTTCGTAGGGGTGTATTTCGTTTAATTTTAAATTTAAAACTTCCATTATTTTTTTCCTTTCCTTATCTTTTTCGTGCATTTTTCAAGCACTCTTTGGTTAGTTTTAATTCTTTAATTAACACATAAATGTTAATTAACTTTTTAAATTCTTTTTTACTATAATTTCTCTCTTGGTTTTTGTAAGTTTTCTAGTATATATATTTAATTAAAGAAAAATTAATAATAAAAAGAAAAAGGCATCATAATTGATACCTTTTTTCTATGGGGAATAAGATGATTTCATTATAAAGAGCTTTAAATAATACGAAAGGTTATCTTATTCTCTTTACATTTTATACTATAACACACTTTTATGGGTGCAAATTGGTGCAAATTGAATTTTTTTATTTTTTACCTTTTTCATAGTAAACTAGTATTTTTGATAATCCTCTTATTGCTCTTTTTTTAGCGTTTAGAATTGTCTCATAGGTTATTGAGCATTCGTTTGCTAATCTTTCAAGTTTGATTCCATCCAGGCAATTTAATTGAAGGATGTTTGAATAGTGTTCTTGTGGTAGTAGGTTTATAAAGTCTCTGATAAGTTTAGTGTGATCCTCGAATGATTTTAAAAGTAGATCACGTTCAAGAACCCTTTTGTTTTGCTCCTCTACCATTTTCAGATATTCAATGTGCCTTTTCTCTACTGTGTTTTCAATAAGACCTGTATTCTTACCTGCAGGTGCTTCACTGTAGGTGTCT